TCAACCACCACCGCGAATGTTCCGTCTGTGCGTGCTCCCACAAGTACCAGTACAACAGCTTGAACCGCTCAAAGAATCTCACCCGCGCATGTTGCACTAGCTGAGACCCGCATCGCGGACACTCGATCCCGTACCGCGTCATATACGTCGGCGTGATCCAACGCAACAGGCCACATCCCTTACACCGTCCAAACATCTTCAAATGCCCTCCTACCCCTCCATGTAGGGAAGCGGGGGGCAGGGACCGGAGGGGAGAAAATCCCTGCCCCCCTTACGGGAGGGAGACTAGATCGCCCGCACGAAAACCTTGGTAAGGCTCGGCGTAGCCGTCGCGTTCGTAGCAAGAGCCACAAACACCGGCAACTGACCCGCAAGCTGAGCGTCCGTACCGTAGGAAAGATACGTCTTCGCATTCACCAGAATCAGGGAGACCCCAGGAATGAAGTTCGTAGCCACGCCATACGTCACCGCATTCACGGGACCATACGCAACGATCTTCGAGGTGTATTCGGCTGTGCCGACCGCTTCTTCCGCAACACCCGCAACCAGCTTGAAGTTGGCCGTGGCGGGCGCAACGAAAGTGCGGCCATCCGCAGTGCTCGAATCCCAACATACGGGAGTACCAGCGGCCACAGCCGCGCCCGTTCCGTTGTACCCGGTCAGATAGCACTTTTCCGGGCCATCGTCGGAACCAATACCATGCAACAGTTTCCAGTTCATGTCAGTCCTCCTTACGACAGTTTGACGCCTTCGTGAAGCCCCTGCTTGGCGCAGTTGGTGCAGATGAGTTCACCCATCCAAAGCACCTTGGCAACGAAAGCATCCTGGTTTTCGGGGGACTGCAACGCGGTGACCTTGAAGTTCCGCTGCGGGTGGTACTTCAACTGCATGAAACGGCTGTTGATGAAGTACGCTTTCTCGTCCGAGCCAGCGTCCTGCGGACAGTCGTAGTCATGGATGAGCGTCGCACCCATGAACTTCAAGTTACTGAAACCAGCATCCGCCGTGTTCGTGTTCACAAACCGCTGACCAATCTTGTTGCAGGTAGCGTCGTAGTACAGGTAATACTTCTCCGTACCAAGGATCAGGTCAGGGTAACGGTTCTTCTTGCCGCCAGCCGCAAGCCGACCGCACATGATGTACAGTTCGGTCATGTGTTCGCGCATCGTGGCAACATTGTTGGTCGTGTCGTAATACTTGGTGTTAGAATCTTTCGACAGGTTACGCCACCACGCCTCATTTGCACGGTTAATGCCGAACAGCGTCCCTGTGTTCGGGGCTTCGGCAATGATCGCCCCAAGCCCTGTCACCCGCTTGGAATTGTTACCCGTGCCGTCCGAGTAGAACCGCTCGTTCATCTGCTGTTGCAGACTTTCAATGGCGTTCTGCTCTTTCTGCTCCAACAGGTCGAAAATCTTTTCGCCCGTGTTGATCATCCGGTCACGACCGGAAATCACGATGCTCTTGTACGCCTGTTTCCAGTTGGCGTGTGCGATGGTCACGTTGTCCTGCTCGGGCAGAGCCAGTTCGTCAAATCCCGCGTAGGACTCCTCACTATTGTCAAGGCCGTACTCAATGGCCCATTCGATGCGCGTTCCGCCGTTGACCGGCTTGTACTGGCCCGCGCGTTTCAACCAATAGAAAAGAGGAATTTGCTGCGAAATCTGGTTCTCGTAGCCCTTGCTGCGACGCTGAAGCGTCGAGGACAACACAACATCGTTGACGATGGTTTGAGATGTTGCTGCCATAGTTGCTTACTCCTATTGTTCCAAGTTCGCCAGTGAAGCGCCCAATACCGCACGGGCACTGTCCATCATGGACTCCCCTTCGCGATACCCCATCGTCGGGTCCGCAGACGGCCCCGAACGAAGCGCCTCCAACTGTGCCTGTTGCTGTCGTTGTTTCTGCGTCTGTGCATGGCGAACCCCCTGTTCCATCCAATACTGTTGGACAACGTGAGGGGCCACCTGCATCAACGCTTGTTCTACGGACATGTTGGGGTTGTACCGCAGAGTGTTCGCTATGTGGTTCGAGTACGGCTGAACCCTGTCTTGGCCGTACCGTTGCAACACTGCGCTCGACTCTGCCTGCTTGGCGCTAAGCCATTGCTGTGCCCTCAACTGTTCTATCTCGCGTCTGATTCCGGTTATTTCTTCCGAATTCATCAGCGACTTCACACGACTGTCAACCTCATCGCGAACCACGGTTTCCAGTGTTTCAAGAACTTGCTGGGCTTCTGGTTCCATGTTGGCCCTGACAGTCGGGGGAATCCTGTCTAAAATACCTCTAATCTCACGAGCCTGGGCCTGCGTAGGCTGTTGACCCTGCTGCTGCATCTGCTGCATCTGGGCCATATACGCCATCTGCCGCTCAAGCTCTCTGCGTTGCTCCGCAAGCTCCTGCGTCTTGCGCGTGTAGTCGGCCTGCATCGACTTGCGTACCACTTCCAGGTCAGGGTGCTGACTCGGAGTCTCAAGGGGAGACGCATCATCTTGGCGCACCCCTATACCCCCCGTAATCCCCTTATCGGCTACAAACGTGTCCCCGAAATCGTTGTTGTACTCGTTCCCCGTCCCCTGTACTTCGGCAAATACATCCGCCTCGGGACCAGTCTGTTGTCCGCTTACCGCCGCCTGTTTAATCTCGTCAGCCATGTTTGCTCCTTGATGATTGCTGAGAGTGCGGTGTTGTCAATATGTTGACAGCCGCCTACTCACAGTTCATCCCTTAAAGTTAAGCCACTTGTGTATAATTCGCGCGACAATTTCCATGCTTGGAAGGTCCGTCAACGAACCATCTGCGTGAATACTGTCGAGGAATCGCAACACCTTCCCGCCGTCCGCCTCAAGCATTGCCAACTTGCCCTCAAGGGTCTTTATTTGCGCCCTAATCTCCGACACTTTGTCGCTAGCAAGTCCCATCACAACACCCCCATCTCGTGACGTGTGCGTTCGTAATCTTCCCGCAACGACGGCAACTTGTACGCCGGTCGCCTGTTCGGCGTATTACACTCATCCGACGTGACCCGCGTAACCCCATTCGCTTTGCAGACATCGTTCTCGTGTTTCCTGCTGCGAATGAGCATCGGTTCCCCCGTGATGTGCGGGGTCACATACTCCTTGAAAATGCTTATCTGCATCGGCCTGAACACCCGCACCGTCGCCCGCTCGCATTGCGGACATACGCTTGTCTTGGGCACCTCACTGGCCTTGTAGAACTCTACATACTCCTGGTCGCAATGGTCGCACTCAAAACTGTAATGCGGCATTAGCGCGGCCCTCCTTCCATGATGCGGGTGCTGAACATCTGCCCCATCTGGCTCGGGTCAGTGTCCCACGGCATTTGACCCATGTTGTTCACCAGCGTAGGTGCAGGCGTTTGCGCTTGTGCTTCCATCGGTGTAGCTGCCGCGTCATTGCCCCCGCCAGGCCCCGTCAACTGTTGCGGCGGGGGTGGTGCTGGCGGCAACGGAACAATCACCCTGTCGGGGTTGCGGAACACTTCCGTGTTGCGGAGATACGTCCTTATCAGTTCGGGCAGGTTGACCGTGTACCCCATCTGTTGCAGGTACGGCATCAGGGGAACCAACTGCGCCATCGCATCAATCGTCTGCCGGACGCGAAGGTTCTTGTCTACCCGCTCCGTAGACCCCGGTTCGATTGAGACTTCGTAGTCGGCGCTAACAAGGTCTTGGGTGAGACTGACCATCTCCCATACGCGACCGTCATCGCCCACCAGCGGCACGATCCGTTCCGGTCCCCAGAACTGCCGCAGCATCGCAACGTCTTTTCGCGTGGATTCAATCAGCGCACGTTCCAACAGGAACCGCATGTCCCCGACACGCAACCCGCTCTGCTGCTGGATATACGACGCCTCGGTTGCCGTCTGGATGCCCCGCCCCGTGCCCTGTGCCAATTCCGAGATGCCCGACACTTCGTCCAGGTCACGCTGGAAAAGGTCAGTTAACTTCCACGCATCCCCCGCTATCGGGATGTGCGGGAAAATTTCAAGAGCGTCGCCAACACGCTCCGCACCGTTCACTTCGACAAAGGCGTTCGTGTTCGACACGAACTTGCGAACGTCGTTAGGGTCAATCGCCCCCGTGATGTACGCGCCCCGCGTAGCTCCCCATCGCTGAAGATGATCCATCATCTGAGTGCGCATCTTGTTCAACACCTGAATCTGGTCGCTGAACGTGTCCGCGTAACTCAGCCCCCAAAAGTCCTGGTCATCAGGCAGGAATTGCAGAAAGACATACGGCCCTTCCGGCCCAAAGAAGGGGTAAGGTTTCACTAACAGCGGGCGGTCAAGCCCCCACTTCCATACAATGACCGTCTGCGTCACCTTGTCGAATATCTCGTACAACGTGACCATGCAGGAGTCGCGGGACACTTCGTCCTCGCGCCAACTGGAAGTCATAGACGACGGGTCGTTCCCGTGCTCGCTCTGCCCCGTAGGTTCAACCTGTGCCCGCGCCTGCACGTCGTACCGCGTGTCCCGAATCACGTCCACAAAGGGACGGTTGATAACATGCGCGAACCAACGCGCCTCGTTCGCATCCCGCGCCTCGGGGTCTACCAGAAAGTCAAACGGACTGATAGACTTCTTCCACGGATGACCGTACTTGATGATCGTGTTGTGCTCGGTCACAGCCGCCTGGGGCAGATTCAAGTCCTCGTCTGAACCCGACCCGATTTCCCCCGCGTTGTATCCCGACAACGCCTTGTCGTCCGCGAACGGTTCGTCCACATCGAATTCAGCGTTGTACCCGTGCTTCAGGATGCCGGTGCCGTACATGAGCGCGTTCCAGAGCATGTCACGTTCCTGGTACTGCGCCCCCATGACCTGACGTTCGCGCACCAACACCTGTTCCATAACCGGCGATACCGCTTCCCCAAGCGGCGTGTTCCCCTTGAAAAACATCGTCGGGTTCTGGAAATACAAGCTAGCCATCATCTGACGGATGTTGACTATCATCCAGTTGATGGCTATGCGGTCCTCGGCCCGCACCTTCCCGTAGTAGTTGCCGCGATAGAATTCGCGCAACCGTTCCCAGCGCAGTTCGTGAGTCTCACGAGCCTTGTACGCACGGGTCAACCGTGATTCCCATACCCGTAACTCGTCCTCGCCTATCTTGGTAGGAATCTTCATCAGTTAAACGCCAGTGCAGCAACGCGGATTGCCGTGCTCTCGGGCATAACGCGCTCCTGTCCTATCCATGTTTGTTCGCCTTGGATTAGTGCGGGATCAAGCCAATCTTCCACTTGCAACGCAGCCTTTGTTTCAGGCTTCTTCCCTGGAAACATGATGTGTTCTATCTGCGCCATAGCGTCTATGATGTCTTTGCGTTTGAATCGCGGGAACCGGATCAGCTCTTCTTCTGCCTTGTCACGGTTCCGGCAGTTCCGC